AGAAGAACTTGCACCTGCTGTACACCTTGAGCCATTTACAACAGTTCCTTTCGATAACTTTGCTGGAATTACTGTAAGCCCTGCTTACTAAGAATTTGTTTTCCGTTCTGTGTGTCTTGTTGTATTGTAAAGGGGGCAGGTTTACACTTGCCCCTTTTTAAATAAAAGAATAAATGATTTATCTAACTACAAATACAGCCAACCAACAAGTGTACCTATCACTTGACGAAGCGCGACAGTATTACAGCACAGCATTCACGCACTACCTAATCATTCTCACACACGAAGAAAACAGCACTACCGGAAGTGACCTTGCACAGGTTGCCACGATTGTTAATGAAACGGTGCGTGTTACACAGCTGACTATTACCACAGTTGGTTTAACTTTGGCAGGTAGATACCGATACGAAGTGTACGGACAAAATTCATCCAGCAATATCAATCCTACCAATGCCGCAGTTGTTGGCATTGTTGAGCGTGGTTATGCTGTTTTAAATGACAATACAAGTTGGTTTGATGTGCCAATCAATACCATTCCAAACGATATAATCTATGAACCATAACGAATCAAATATAGTTTCGCTGAAGCTTAGTGAATACGTAGCAAAGAGCGATGCAGAAAAAGTAGACCGTAAAGGGTGGGTGAATTACGGAGATCAAAACGACTTTCCGCAATACCTACGTGACCTATCGCACGAATCACCGGTGCATGGTTCACTCGTTGTGGCTATTGGTGACATGATTGCAGGCAAGGGCATTCAGTCGGAGCAATATCAAGCGGAATTAGATGCGCTGAATATCGATACTTTGACCTATGCATGCGCAAAGGATTTAAAGTTGTTTGGCGGTTTCTTCATCGAAGTCATTTGGAGCAATGACCGCACTGTAATATCAAAGCTTAACGCGATTCCATTTGAAGAATGTCGCATTGCGGTTAATCAAGAAGACGAAAGCGAGATAGGAATCTTTCACAGCTATGATTGGTCAAACATTCGTAAGAAGAAAAACACACCTGAGTTCATACCGAAGTACAACTACCTAACACGCGAACAGGAACCACGTCAAATCTATTGGTGCTTCACGTACACAGGTAGTGATTCCTATCCACGACCTGATTACTGGAGTGCGATTAATTACATTGAATTAGATAAGCAAATATCTATATTCCATATCAACCAAATCTCAAACGGTTTATTCCCTTCTACAATCATTAACTTCTACAATGGGCAGGCAACACCTGAACAAAAGCAGCAAATGATGTTGGATTGGGAAAACAAAATGAGTGGTGCCCGTAACGCTGGTAAGGTGGTTATGTTCTTCAACGAACGCGATCAACCTAAGACCGAAATAACACCATTCCCGGTTAACGATGCCGACAAGCAATATCAGTTAATGAATGATACTGCACAGCAAAAGATTATTACGGCGCATCGTGTGACTACACCATTGCTATTCGGTATTCGCGAGAACACAGGATTCGGCAGCAACAAAGATGAAATGGCTATCGGTTTAGAGATATTCAATAAGCAAGTTGTTGAGCCGTATCAAGCAATGATTAACCGCAGCATTGAAGAACTGTTAGGTAATCAACTTCCCGGTGTAGACTTTGAGATTGTACCAAATACACCTTTGGTTATCGAGCAGGTACAAACCGCAAAAGCTACTGAAACAGTAGTCGAAGCTGCTTCTACATCATTAAATACTGACCAAATCACTTCGATAGTTCAAACCGTTCTTTCTGCTGCGTTGCCTCACTTAGTGGGTGAAAAAAAAAAAGTAGATGCTGACTTTGATGAGAGCACAGTAGGCGATGCATTAATTGCACTTGGTGAAGATGCATCCGAAGATTGGATATTGATTGATGCATATAACGCTGATGAAGAAATTGAGCACGAATTCGCGGTGCGCACAGGTGCGGCAAGACCAGCGGCAAAGAGTGAGCAGGATGCTATTATCGATGGCAAATACTTTATTACTCGTTACGTTTACGCAGGTGACTTTAGGCATGATAATATGCGCCCATTCTGTCGCAAGATGCTTGAAGCAGGTAAGCTTTACCGAATGGAAGATATTCAAGCGATGGAGTTTATTCCTGTAAATCCCGGATGGGGACCAAATGGTACTGATTTATACGACATTTGGTTCTACAAAGGCGGTGGAAACTGCAAACACTTTTGGGAGAAGCGAGTATATGTAGATGCAAGTGGGGCGAAGATTAACCCGAATGATCCTGATGCGCAGCGTATCGCAGTAGCAATGGCTGAACGCATGGGCTATAAAGTGCGAAATGATAGACGTGTAGCAAAATTGCCTATTGACCAAGACAATAACGGCTTTCTACCAACCAATCCTATATACGGAGATAAATAAACAAAACTATGGCTGAAGTATTACTAATATCCGAAAACTATGTGAAGAAGTACACTACCATTAACGGCAGTGTAGATCCAAACCTTCTATATCCATCAATCTATTTGGCGCAAGACAAATGGCTACTTCCCTTTTTGGGAACTGACTTGCTGAATAAGATAAAAGATGATGTGGCTAACAATACCATTGCAGGAAACTATCAAATACTGCTGGAAGATTACATCCAAAAAATGCTACTTTGGTGGGTATTGGTGGATGTTACACCTAACCTATGCTACCGCATGGACAACGGCACGCTGGTACAACGTCAAAGTGAGGATACTGTGCCTGTTTCGGATTTGGTCATGAAGGATATGATAGACCGCGCACGTCAAAACGCGGAGCATTACACCACTTTGTTAGTCGATTACTTGTGTGCTAACTCAAGTTTGTTCCCTGAATACAGCACAGCCACATGGCCTGACCGTTCACCACGTACGGATGTAACCAACACGCTGAATTATCAGTTTTCATCGGGCAACACGTCAACCAGCTTCCGCCCTACTTACTCACGAAATATCATTAACCGTATACCATGAGTGAAAAGAAGACACTGAAACAAGATTACACTGAACGTTTGCGCAAGTATGAGCGTGAGCTTTCACTAAAACTACGAAGCAATGGCAACAAAGAAGCAGACAAAACCAAAAAGTGAACAGTCAAGTATTACTTACAAGTTCATTCGCTACAACCTTCAGTTGTTCGATGGCTTGTGGTCGATACCGATTGCGTTTGCAGTGTTCCTAATTGCAGGTGGATTGAGTGCAGAATACTTTGGTGATGCGCTTATATCTACCGAATACGTGCAATACATCGTCTTAGCTTCACTCATCATGGTATTTGCTAACTTCGTTACCTTTTTGGGAATCCGTTTCAATTTTCGGGCACTACAGCGCGAAGTTTATAGTAAGGAAATCAAGTATGAACTAAACACCTATCTAACCACATGGCAAAAGGTTGTCTTATACCTGCTCTTATATGCGTTCTACTTTGCTGCATTCCTGTTTATATTACGCATGCTGATGATGGCTACTGCGTAAGAACTACGGCTGCATCATTTGTCGGTGTAAAAGAGCGTGGCGGTAACAATAAAGGTTTCAACGATGCCGCGTTGCAGGTATTGATGAAGCAGGAAGGATGGATACCCGGTTACGCATGGTGCAGTTTCTTTGTCATGGCTATGCTGAATGAGTGCGGCATAACGAATACAATCACAGGTTGGTCACCTACTGCCTACAATAAGCGCGATGTAATATATACAGATGGAAAGTTTGTGCAAGCATTCAGTGACCGCGATGTGCTTATAATGACTTTGAGTTATTCAAGCTTTCGCAAACAACGTTACAAAGGCATTGGTCACACTGGCATCGTTGACCGCGTAGGCAAGTATTCAGTGCGCACCATTGAAGGCAACACTAATGATCAAGGCATGCGTGATTCACGTTCACGTGACGGAGTGTATTACAAGATTCGACCACTAACCAAAAACTTACACATTACGCGATGGGGAAAAGGACAAAGCTCTTAATCGGATTGGCTGTTGTGATTGTCACACTGGTAGTTATTTTCAGCGTGCGTTCATGCAATAAGCCCGTAACAAATCCAGCTATAAAAAGGTTACAAGACATCAATGATTCGCTCTACCAAATCATTGAAACCAACAACGCAAAAACGGATAGTCTATTCTTAAAAATTGATAGCTTGAAGATTGAGCAAGACACCATCATTACAAAGCAACAAATCACAAATGAAATCTACCGCAATGAAACCTATAACATTCTTTCTGCTTCTGCTACTGATAACGATGTCAAGTTTCGGTCAACCATCAAAAAATCGGACAGCTTACTCAAAGCAGGATTTTATACCCGAACTTACAACCTACGACAGGCAGCTTTTCAATCTCAATTTCAATAGCATGCTGTATTGGTATGATACGGCAATGCAAATCGATTCGCTGTATCAAATGGAACGGTTGAAGGTTACCTATTACGCGAAGATAACAGGCATTCAGGCAACGAGTTATGAAACATTAGCGGAGATATATAAGAATAAGCAGAGCATTGAAAAGGCTATTGCAGTTGAAAAGGATAATGAAATAGGCGAATTAAAAAAGAAAAACAGGCGGTTAATAATTACTAACACAGCACTGACACTCGGTATCACAGGACTGGCTTTTTCTACTATATATTTTGCAATCCTATGAACATGGCTTTTGAATTACGTGATGTTATTACAATTCTCGGTGCAGCTATATCACTTGCATCGTTATACTTTGCACTAAAGCGCAGCGTGGATAAGTTAGCCGGGCAAGTGCGCGGAATAGATACCTACCATAAAAGAGAAATCGAGATGATTAATACTGCGCTAAAAGAACAGAAAGCTGAATTGAATACTAAGAATGATAAGTTGGAAGGAAAGATTGATGCGATACAAACGCAGATTGCCATGATCAGTTCGCACCTTGCTGAGCTTAATGGCTACTTGAAAGCTAATAAGTAATACTATGCATACAATAGACCGCGAAAAGCTACATCGGGAATTGCACGATGGGACTGGACCTGTTATCCCACGCATTCGCGAACTAATTAAAAAGTATGGCTTAGATATTACAGTCAATTCATTAGAGAAAAGCTACCGCAGATATTTAGATAAGATAAATCTGCAACCGGTCAAACCAACTCCACAGCTTCAAAAGTTGGATAACCACATTGGTGACTTCACCAACATGATGAATGAGTTGATTCCACAAGAAGCGAATCCACTCGACCTGCCACCATCGCAGGAAGCAAACTACAAACCTTTTAAGCTACCGACAAACCACAACAACATTCTGCTGCTGTCGGATATTCACGTGCCATACCACAACATTCAAGCTTTAACGCTGGCACTGAAGTACGGACTTGACAACGATGTCAATACTATCCTGCTCAATGGTGATATAATCGACTTCTATGCTATCAGTCGCTTTGAGAAGGATCCACGCAAACGGAACTTTGGGCATGAAGTCTTAATGACCAGACAGTTTCTGCAAACGTTACGCAAACTATTCCCAAATGCTGCTATCTATTACAAGTGTGGCAACCACGATGTGCGCTATGATCACTACATCATGCGCAATGCTCCTGACCTTTTGGGCATGGATGAATTCAATTTTGAAAGTTTGATGAAGCTGGATGAGTTAAACATCACTTTTATTCCCGATAAACAAATCATTCACGCTGGCAAGCTTACCATTCTACATGGTCATGAACTTGGCGCATCGGTATTCAGCCCGGTAAACATCGCACGTGGTTTGTTCTTGCGTGCAAAAGACAGTGCATTGTGTGGACACCACCACCAAGCAAGCGAACACACCGAGCCAAACATCAATGGCAAGATAACAACGTGCTGGTCTGTTGCGTGTTTGTGCGAATTGCATCCTGATTACATGCCCATTAACAAGCACCATCATGGCTTTGCACATGTGCGCGTATTAGATACAGGTGAATTCGAAGTGAGCAATTACCGTATAGTAAACGGCAAGATACGGTAAAAGAAAAATGCCCCACCGTTGCAGGGCATTGTTCAATCAAATAACAAAAACACTAACATAGTACACAAACGTCGCAAATATAAACATGAAACGCAAGCAACATCCAAAAGTTATCCATCGA